CTTTCTTGCGTTTATGTTTGCATATAATCCTTTTGGCATAATTATCTCCTTACCATTTTTTGCAAGACCAATATCTTGCTGTTAATTTACTTGGGGGGTTAGTGTCGCATTTGTGTCTAGCACGAAACGACTTCCTTCTTTTTGGCTGATCTTTTTTTATTTTCATGTTGGGATCACCAAAACGTATAAGTTTTATAGTGCTACCAACTTTGGCCAAAACTGCAAATTTTTTTCTTTTTCCGGGTGTGCGTTTAGGTTTGTTATAACCAGCAAATCTTTCACCTCTATATGTTATCGCCATTTAATGTATCCATGTTTCACGGGAAGATATGAGTTCTGAATCTTCTGGTATTTGTAAAAATACTAGAGCAACTCTTTTTGCTTCCTCTAAATTTTTAGCTTTGATGTCTGAACCAACGTAAACATAATCTCCGTCAAGAAATTCAAGATCGTATAATTTATACCCCTGAGTTTCCACTTCCATTGGTAAACATTCCCTGAGACTGAGCTTTAGCTATTTGTCTCATAGCTTCTCTATCTCTTTCCATAATTGCATTAATTTCTGCTACGTTTACTTGTGCGCCAAATTTAGCTTGTAGTTCAGCAATCTTAAGCTTCATATTTGCTTCTGCTTCATCTCTTTGTCTATCATCTTCCATGATGATTTTCATTCTATCTGTTTCTGCATCTATGATAGCTTTTTGTCCTAAGTTTTGAGCTTTCATAGCTTCTGCTTGTGCCAACATTTCTTCTGGTGATGGTTTAGCATCTTGTGGTTGTTGTGGTGGCATTGGCGGAACTTGTGTGTTTACAAATGATTGAGCATCTTTGAAACCAGCCATTTCAATCATTTTGGTTAATGTGTTTGCGTACTGCTGTAAATCAACCAATGGATTTTGTGGGCCAAGTAATTGCATAATTTGTTCTTGCTTTTGTGCTATGGATGTAAGCACTTGGAACTTTTCTTGGTCGCTTGATTTTGAAATAGCTACATTAATTGAAATGTCTTTGTCTGTATCCCAGTATCTTGGATCAACGGGTATAAACTCATTATTGAGTCTCATTACGTCTGGTTGTTCTTGGTGTTTAATGACTAGAGCATTTACTAGCTTGAATAAATCTTTCATACCATCTGCAAAGTGTCTGCAAATAAGCTCTATTCTACCTTGCGCACCAGACATAGTTGCTGATACAGCTTGGGCTGTAGAACTTTGTAATGCATCTGCATTTAGTCCAGCACTAGCTTTTGATACACCAGTTCTATTTTCTTTTGCTTCGTCTAAATATCCTAAAACTGGGAAAGCTTCTTTGCCTACAAATGGTACTGCAAAGGGTTGTACCATTCCCGGTGATCTCATTCTGATTGGTTGTCCTATATCTGTGTTAAGAACATCGTCAATATTAACTTGTCCTTCTACTATACCCATTCTTGGGAAGATGGCGTGACCTAGACTATCAAGTGTATCTCGCATGATCTGAGATTTCGCTGCTTGAATAGGCATCAAGTAATCGGCTGGACATGAGCCAATGGAGGTGTGAGGCTCTGGATCGGGACAGAAGAGTGTAATAGGTAAATCATCCCATGAGGTTGCATTAACGATGTTTAATCCATTTCCAACTGTGCATACTCTAATCCTTTCATCTATGCCATCACCATCTAAATCATAAAAAATGTAGTGTTCTACATATAAAACGTTTTTGCTGTTATTGTCTGCTCTATCTACGCCTGAATAATCAGCATAAGGATTTCTTGCTTGTTCTTCTTCGTAGCTTTCTGCATCAACATAATTTCCTGAACCAGCGTATTGTTCCATTTCATCTTTGTCGTATCCCATAGCAACTAAGTCGCTGATAGTTTTAACCATACGATGTGCAACATAAGGAGATGATTCTAAGTCTCTTGCGCTTCTTGAAATTAAAACTTCTTCGGGTGGTACTGCTTCTATAACCACTTGGTCTTTTGGTTTAATTCTTCTTATAGTTACATCGTAACTTGCTGGTGTTTCTTGTGTTACTTCTTCGCCTGTTTCTGGATCAACCAAACTTATACTTTGCATTTCGATAGATTGTTTGATGACCTCTACATTTGGATCAAGAATTAATGCTTGGTAACTTTCTGGTGTTATGTTTGTGTATTCGTGGGTTGATGCTGTAATAGAATCATCCCAGTATGCTTTTACAAAACCTGTTTTTCTTATAAGTGCATCTTTAAATGCATCGTATAAAACTTTAAATCCTGAATTTTTTTGTTGGATAACGTAGTTAATGTATTCTGTTTGCTGTTTTGCGAATGGTATATCTTCTGGATTTTTAGGTACAAACTCTACTACTTTGTTAGTACCAAAAAAAGTACGCATGATTGATGGAAGCATAAAGAGTACGCTATCTCTTACATCGGTTGATACATATTCTGATTGGGCTTGGCTTTGTCCGTCTGGCTCACTACCTAAATAATATTCTGTAGCATCTGCTCTTTGTCTGCCTATTTGGTCTATGAAATCTTTAGCATCATCCATCTCACTTTTGAGACAACCTTGTAGTTTCTCAACATCGTAAGACTCTTCTTGTGCTAAACCATCTTCGTAAATAGCTTCTTTATCTTCTTTCATAAAAATTAACCTACTCTAAATATTTTTGATTTTAAGGGTTTCTTGAAATTATACCCTAAAAAGTTCTCTCCTCCACTAAAACTTGCAGCACTACTCGCCATGGTCAATGCAAGTGCATCTGCTTTATCTGGTGACTTGATTCCTCTTTTTTTCATTTCGTCTTTAGACTCTATTTTTATTTTTCCAGTTGAGGTATATTTGTATGAGGGTGCAGCTAATTCTGCAACAAGCTCGTCATCATTAGGAAGTCGGCAGTTACGCTGCACCAACCAATCTTTTACAGCAAACCAAAGTTCTGCTCTAAGGTTCAAGTAATTTTTTCTTGTCGATGGTGCTTCCGCTACATTAATACCTCTTACTGGTAAATTTTGTTCAGCCAATCTATCTACAACTCCAGCACCTAGACCAATTACGTCTACTAATATTTCTTGCGGAGTTTCTAATGCAGTCGCATCGTCATACAAATTTTTAATTGCACCGCATAATTGCATTAAATCCATCGATTTAAAAGTCTTAATTTCAAAGACAGTATTTCCTTGTCTTATACATAGTGCAGAATTGTCACCACCAAAACGTGCAACATCTAATCCCCATATAATTGGTTCACTAGCTGTTAGAGAAACGTCTCTATCAATGGCTGTTCTTGCTAAATCTATTGGTATAACTGCATCATCATCTGCTTTTGGAAACTCGCCCAAAACTTCTACTCTTGCTACTGTTGAATCTTCACCATATTGTTCAATCATAGATTGGAAAAGATTTTGGTCAGTTCCTTCTACTGTTCTTGAATCTATTTGTTCTAAGTTCCAGAACTTACGCTTAGAGGTAAAGCTTTCATAGAATGGGCCTGTGTTTCTTCTTGGGTTAGAGAAAGTAAACCAAAAACGATTTTCGGTTGGCTCGGAGAAGAAGCCCTCGGATACAGAATATATAGGAGCTGGAATACCTGATGCTTCATCCATTATTAGGCATACGCCATAGTTAGAATGGATACCTGCAAACGCATCTGGATTTTCTTCACTCCAAAGCTGTGCTTGTGCATAGTAATAACCTGTATCGATTTTTAAGTCTCTTTTGAGAGCTTCTTCAAACCAAGATTCTGGTTTTATTGCTGTTGCTGTTTTTGTGTACCAATGATTGTTAATTGCTAGAGTTAGCCACTTACCTAATTCAGCCCATGTTCTTGATCTAAGCTGTTGTTCGGTGTTTGCAGTTACGATTATGGTTGAGCCAAGTCTTGTTGATAGCATCCATAGTATAAGCCATGCAACTAATGCTGATTTACCAATACCACGACCTGATGCTACTGCTAGTCTAAACATCTCGGGATTAACTTTGCCATTGTTCCTTGCGATGTGTGTTGTCATTTTTTTTAAAATTTTTTCTTGCCACTTCCTTGGGCCTGTAAATTCGGCAAGGGGGGTGTCCTCTTGTCCCCACGGAAAGATAAACTTTACAAAGTTGTAGGGATCATCTTTGATATAAGGCGACCATATCTCAGTCATCAAAGCTTGTTCTTGTTCTGCTCCGTACTTCATAGGTTAATAAGAACCAAATATAAACCTAGGTTAAATACAAAACCTAATGCAAATATCTTAGCTACCTCGTTTCTTATGTCTTTCATATTTCTCCAAAAAAAATTAAAAAAAATTATCGCAACAGTTACACGTACACTACCCCGTCGCTAAAAAATGATGGGGGGGTATGTGCATTTTTCAACAAGGAGCATTTATATTATGCTTTTTTGCACATGGGCGAACCCATCTCGTTAGCTTTTATAGGGTAGAGGGTAACTAGCTAACCGCCCTAAACTTTATTTTTTTTATCAATCTGATTAATTACCTGTTTGTCCATGTCCTGAGAGGTTGATTTAACAGCGTTTATAATCTTTGGCTCTTTTCTATCTGTCATATATCCGCCAATTCTATCTTTTGCACCTGTCAAAACATCATTTAAGTTAATTGTTGCGTGTACTGTTTCTTGTCTGTCTTTCCAATTCTTTGGATCTTGATTTTTTAAATAGAATATCTGGGCTGTTACATTTCCGTCTGTCGCTGATGTAAACAAACTGTTCGTTACTGTTGCTAATCCTTTAGCTTGTCCTCTTTTTAAAGCATCCTCAAATTCCGCAGATCGTTTCCTGTTGCGGTCTATCGTATCCCATGAAACGCCCAAAGCACGGGCTATTTGAGTGGTTCCTAAACCTCTTGATGCTAAATTTTCAACTTGTTCCAGATCTAAATTAATTCTCTTTCTACCAACTTTTTTTATTGGTTTTTTATCTTTTTTAGGTGTTTTTTGCTCCATTTTTATATTTTTTTTCTACCTCTTAGCCCTTTATTTTACAGCATTCTTTAAAAAAACCCTATGTTTTTTGCGTTCTGGGTATTGCAAAGATTAGTAAACTCATGAGACAATACGGACATTAACGAAAACAATTTATCTTTAGGAGGATAAACAAATGAAAAATATAAAAGTAGAAAATATGTTCAACCCAAACAATGGAAGAGACATTCCAAACCAATTTAGAATATATACAGGTAATGGAGTTTTATTCCAATCTTATAAAACCATTATTGCTAAAAAGCAAAATGGAAAAGTTTATTTAGATTCTAATGCTTGGGATTATTCAAAAACAACAAGCAAATGGAGAAATATATTTTTAAACACAGATACAAAAACCACAAAGCAAAGAATAGCAAGTGGGGAGTATATCTTAACTGATCTTAATTCTTAGAGGTGGCGTAATAATGGAAACAATAAAAGAATTTAAGAAAGACTGTTGGGTGTGTTTT